ATCCTGCGGAGGTAGACATATATAAACGCGAGTCGTTATGGGGGCAAATAGATTACTGGACACGTACTATTCGCATCTATGATAATGAACGTCCCAAGCAGGATGTTTGGCAAACGATTCTTCATGAGGTAATGCATGGCATTATGAATATGTTACACTTGAACAAGCTGCATGATGACGCTGCGCATAGTGAAATGGATTCATTAGCACTGGCTCTCACGGATGTATTTGTAAGAAATGGATGGTTGGTAGGAGTGCGGGAGGATGACGCGGATGACGTGGAAAGAATCTAGCATTTCTTGGACAGATTACTCAGGTGGTGCCGCAAACTTTGTGTTGGGCTGTACGCCTATATCGTTGGGATGCAAGAACTGTTATGCTCATCGTAATTTCAGGCGGTTTGGCAAAGACTTTTCCAAGGTAGTTTGTAGTCCAAAGAAGCTCAGGGGACTAGCTAGTACCAGATTTCCAGTATTCAGCCCTAAGCGTGGTGCACCACATAAACCCATGGTGTTTGTAGTAAACATGGGAGACCTCTTTCACACATCAGTTACAGACGAGTTTCTCTTAGATGTGTTTAGAATGTTTCAGGCTCGCCCGAATGTAGTTTGGCAAGTACTAACAAAACGCGCAGATCGAATGCGACGATTCATACTTAAGTATCTAGCGCATCCCTATAGTGAATTTGGACGCTGTACCACAAAGCATCCCTGGCCCTTCCCTCATGTCTGGCTTAACGTGTCAGTAGAGTCACCACAGTATCTCTGGCGAGTTCGAGAATTGCTAGACACACCAGCCGCTATACGGGGTGTAAGTTTAGAACCACTACTTGCTCCCGTAGATTTGCGACCTTGGATGTTTGATGGTATGGGGCATGATAATCACCCCAAATATAAAAGGTATGAGTACCCCACGGGTGCAATTGACTGGGTTGTTGTTGGCGGCGAGTCAGGTCCAAATCATCGCGCCTTTAATAAACAGTGGGCAATAGACATTCGTAATCACTGTATCGGCCATACACCATTCTTCTTTAAGCAGTCTGCCGGTCTCTACCCCGGTACAGACCCTACGCTTAATGGACAAATCTATCAGCAATGGCCAGGATATAAAGCAATTAGACACAATAACTGGACACAATAATTGGACACCTTGCTAATAAAAAGGAAAGCACAACATGACAAGGCGCAACGTGGCAGAGTCAAATTGGTTACGGTGCGAGCAATGCACGCACTGGCATTACGTAGATGGTATGGCATGGCATAGCAGGCAAAACAGACCTATTAATGGCATCTGCGTTAACCCAGAGTCAGATCACTGTGGCCATGTACTTGATAGACAGCACCATATTTGCAACCCAGACCATTACCTTCCGTTAGTTAAAGCTCGCTGGTGGGAAAAATAATGTCATGGCAAGCAACACTAAGCATAATTAAGAAGTCAATAAGGGCTGAAGGCTGGCGAATACTCTACAAGGACCTAGAAAAAATCAGGACACCAGATGGCATACGTGCTGTTACAGAATCCATTGACTTTGTTGGTAGAATAATCTATCTCCCCAAGGCGACACAGGGCACAGAGGAAACCCTGCAACAATTGGCAGATGTGTGGTTGAGCATACAGGGTGTTATTGCGTTTGAGAATCGAATGAAATCAACAATTAATGAAAGAACTGATGAGCCCAAGGAAATAACAGCAATAACACTACCGCTCTCTCTATTGGACAAAAACACAAAAGTGTGCTATGATGACGGATAGTATTAGTCATATAGCAAAAAGGAGAGATTGGTAAGTGCTTAGAATACTTTGGCATTCCAATGCGGTTTGGGCAAGAAGTGGTTATGGTGGTCAGAGCAAGATAAATGGTGAAGCGATAGCACAACTGGGTCATACAGTACATTATAGCGCTAACTGGGGACTACAGGGTTCCATAGTTGACCTCGATGCGAATACGAAGGTTTATCCGTCGCTACGTGCTGAATCTGGTGATGACCTATTACTTCCCAGTCATGCCGAAGCCATGAAGGCTGATATTGTTATTACTCTATATGATGCTTGGACTTTTGATCCAGTAATTACAAAGCAGTTTTGTTGGATTCCATGGTTGCCAATTGACATGGATAGAATATCAAAACAGCACTATCAGGCATTAGCACCGGCATATCGGGTAATTGCATTCACGCGGTATGGCCAAAAGAAGCTTAAGGAAGTAGGTATAGAGTCAAGTTATGTTCCCCACTCACTAGACACTCGTATATGGCGACCACTTGACAAAGCCGAAGCCCGTGAAGGCCTTGGTTTTCCGCCTGATAAATTTATAGTATTAGTAACGGCAATGAATAAGGGCTACCCAGCGCGAAAGGCATTTCCCGAGATATTATGGGCGTGGAAAGCATTTGCCGAGGGTAAGAAAGATAAAGTTCTGCTTCACTTCCACTCTAATGATGGCCCTGCTATCGGTGGCCCCAGTATCAGGGGAATGGCCAGCGAACTAGGCATTACGCCCGAGACACTTTCTATTGCTGATCAGTACTCGTACTTTCTGGGTTACAAAACATCCTATATGGTTGGACTTACTAACGCGGCTGATGTGCTACTTCTTCCCAGCTATGGTGAAGGATTTGGGATTCCCCTCATCGAAGCGCAAAGCGTAGGCGTACCTGTAATCACCAGCGACTTTGGCGCTATGAAGGAACTATGCAATGCTGGTTGGTTGGTAGAGGGGCAGCCCTTTCTTAATGTGTTGGCCGGTTTTTACCAAGTCCCCTTCATTGACAGTATTGTGGCTGCACTTGAGGAATCATATAAGTGCCGCGGTGATACTAGCTTGTCGGAACAGGCTATAGAAAGTATGAAGCAGTATGATATTCGTTATGTTACCCAAGAGCATTGGACACCAGTGTTAGATGAGATTGAAGAGTCTTTGAGTACCGGTGGCGAGCTAAATCTCTTTGAGGGGCTAGAGTGATAGACTTCATATTTATGCGTAAAGCATTAGTTACAGATTTCACCATAGCTTCCGGTGTAATGTCTGTTTTCATTCTCTTCTGGTTAATAGGTAAAGTAGCACGCCGGTTGTTCACCAGTGAGTAAAATACTTCTCCTTAATCCTCCCGTCCATCACTACACAGGTTTTCAGTTTAAGATTAACCCCACTCTTGGCCTAGCTATTATAGCGTCACTATTGGATACAGCAGGACACTCAGTGAAGGTAATAGACTTAGAAGCTGTCGGAATAACGCCCAATAAACTACATGCCTACTTTAAAAATAACAAAGATAATTGGCCAGACATAGTAGGATTTACTGCGTTATCAGTAGCTGCGCGTGGATGTAAAGAATCTATCAGTGCTATACGTGCAGCAGGATACAATAAAAAAGTTATGGTTGGCGGTATATATGCTACGCTATCCCCACAAGAGCTGATAAACGAGGGCGCTGACTTAGTTGTTACGGGTGAATGTGAGGGGAATATTGTTGAAGTAGTAGATAATGATATTGTTGGTGTAGTAAGCGGTACAGCAGCACCTATTGCAGATATTCCCATACCTCTTTGGAATAAGCATGTTCCCACAATCAATACCTACCAGGGTAATCAACCTCATATTGGCTGGCCCGAAACCGTAACCATGTTTACACGCGGATGTCCACATCGTTGTATCTTCTGCGTAACCGGTGATACACGTATAGAGACGCTTGCAGGTAGTAAAACCATTATTGAAATTAGCAAGGGTGACGAGGTGCTTACCGCCAATGGTGTAGCTGCTATACAAGACAAGCAAATACTAAAAGCTACAAACGGTCTTATAGAGATAAATGTCCAAGGTATGTTTAACAACTTAAGACTTACACCAGACCATAAAGTATTAGCCATTCGATATAAAGCACTTAACCGTATGGCCTCGGCAGCCAATGTAAAACACCGACCGGCATGGATACAGGAAGAGACGCCGCATTTCGTGCAAGCCGGTAAGTTACAGAAGGGTGACTTTTTAATTGCCCCCTATCCCACTAAAACTGTTCCAACCCACTATTCTGAAAGTGACTTTGAGCTTTTCGGACTATATATAGCAGAGGGACATATAAGTAAACAATTGCATCGCAAGAATTACTATATGCTTGTATTAACTTTATCAGCTCGTGAAGGGGCTTTGGCTAACCATGCATTAAAACTACTACGTAAATTCCTTGCAACAGATAAGGGAAGCATCTATCATAATCAGTGCAACAATACACTACAGGTTACAATAGGAGGGCGCAATAAGATTCTATGGTTTAGGGAAACGTTCAGAACAGGCGCAAAACACAAGACACTTCCACCTTGGGCGCTTTTAGCACCTAGGGCACATCAGATTGCCCTACTACGAGGTATGTTTTGGGGTGACGGACATAATTCCCATAGCGGCATTCGTTACACAACCGTATCACGAGTTCTTGCAGAGCAATTGCGACTGATACTATTGCGTACAGGCGGTGTTCCTAATCTTTTTCAGACTCCTGCCAATAAACGACCTAATCAGATACAAGGACGAACTGTAAATGTAAGTGATACTTACGTTGTTACCCTATTTGGACCGGTAGCCGATGAAATGCGTCATGAGTTCAATTGGGTTATTCGTAACGATAGTGCTAACCGGCGTTTTAATCGAGCTTATAACGTAGCGGGCAAGGGTTATGCGCTCTATCCTATTCAAGCTATTAACAAAACGCCGTATGAAGGTGTAGTGTATGACTTAACTACTAATGGAACATTTGTTGCAAATGGAGTGGCTATCTCGAACTGCGCCAATACTATATTCGGACACCAACCCATTAGGTTTCGACCGCCCGAGAACATTGAGCAAGAACTTAGATTCGACAAGGACCAGTTTGGAATTCAGTCACTGTTTGTTTATGATGATGAACTCTTTGGCTGCAAGTACTCAAGTGGTTGGTTTGCGGAAGTGATGGAGCGAATAACACCACTAGAACTCACGTGGAAAGCACAGGGTCGGTGCTCGGAGCGCTATGTAACCTCCGATGTTTTAGAAAAAGCATACGCAGCCGGTTGTCGTGCTATCATGTGGGGCATTGAAAGTTTCAGTCCTAAAGTCCTAGATGCTATAAAGAAAGATACAAAAGTTAGCGACATATGGGCAACTCTTAAGCGAGCCAAAGCCGCAGGTATTAAAAACTGGGCTTTCACAATGATTGGTAACTATAAGGAGACTGAGCGTGACTTGGCCATAACAGCTGCCGCTCTAGAGAAAGCTAAGGGTATGGGGTTAATTGACTGGCGTCAAACTACTATCGTTACTTCGTGGCCGGGAACAGAACTGTGGGATATTCAAGAACGTGAGGGTTGGCTGACACCGCCACCTGATACAGGACCGCAGACACAGCAAGTATATGCCGATACACCTTGGTTAACTAAAAAACAGATGTTATATTGGCTGGGAAAGTTTTCTACCATTTGTTAGTTAAAGGAGAGAATATGAGTGATAATATCCTCGTAACAGGTTCGGCCGGGTTCTTTGGTGAATGGGTAATACCGGCACTGGAGGGAGCAGGGTATAATGTTATACCATACGATATTGTAGACGGTGATGATGTTGGTAATAGGAGACGTCTAGCCGGCAGACTGCGCTCCTGTCTTGGTGTTGTGCACTTAGCTGGTGTGGGAATGTTGGCTAAGGGACAAGACTACGGATGGCATCACGCCACCATTTACGAAACGTTTACAAGTACATTTCTGACATTCGTTGCGAGTCGAAGTGCCACCCACTTTATTCATATGTCGTCTGGTGCTATCTATGGGTTTGGACCCGAGCAAATGAATGGTTGGCTTACAGAGAATGATATGCCAATAAGTGAGTTATTGATCCCCGACACTCAAGCGCGAATAGATATGCTCAATGCGTACTCGAAAAACAAATGGGAGATTGAAGAGTACTTAAGCAATGCCGACTTGAAAACAAAAGTTGCAGTCTCTCTGCGCGTAAACTGCATCGAGCCTCATAACGCGGGTGCAGTACAACGCGGTGATCATTGGGGCTGGTGGTGCTCGCAGCGGTTAGTATGTGATGCTATACTGGCTGGGTTGCGGCGGCAGGAATCTGGTTTCTTTCCTGTAAATGTAGGCGAGGATAACCCTAACCTTGACAAGGAAAACTTAACGGAGCTTTTACGCTCATGACAAATAAAGAGTGGTTGCTGTGTGCTATTGACATGGCCGGATACGACGGTGTATCGCTGCGACAACTCGAAGTAATAATGTTTCTTATCTACCACGATAGCCCAATATACCTTCGGGGCGAGGGAAGCAAGGATACATTACCTGAATTAAACTTTCGTCCCGGACTGTTGGGCCCTATCAGTTACGATCTACGCGATATGCTCAGAATATTGGTAGACAAGAAATTAATTCAGACAAAAATGCTCTACGAGGGAGACACAGTTCTTCTCTACACAATGTTATACTTTGTAACTAATGCGGGACATCATAG